AATTGAATTTTGTATTGCGTTTTGTAAATCAATTGTTGTTTCACCAATTTGTTGATTTGAAATTGTAGATTGTTGACTTGCTATATTTGCTTTTAATTGCTCATTCTCTAATTCAATTCTAAGCTGCTCTATAATACTTTGTAATTCTGCTATCGTTGCATCCCTCTCACCAATAGTAACATTTAATCTTTCTAATAAAGCATTTAATTCAGTTATTCTATCAAGAGCTTCTTGGTATATTGTACGAAGAACCATTGCTGGTCCAATTGTTACATCATTTGGTAGAAGTTCAAATATAGTAGTATCAACTGATTTCTTTAATTCCTTTGTATTATATTTAGGTCTTGTTAATTTACCACTTATAATACCATCGGTTAAATCAGATTCCTTAAATAAACGGACACCACTATCATTTGTTTGTGGTAAGGCATCCGAACCACTTACAAATATCTTAGCAACTTGTGCCTCATTTTTTAATCCACTATTCTTCATTTATATTATGAAATTAAACTAAATGTGTAATCGTTATCAAAGAAATAATCAACTCCACTAATAGTAATTTTAAATTCTATATTGTACACTCTATCAACTTCCCAATTAGATAAATTCAAATTGAAATAGTTACCATCAGTATCACAACTTAATTTTGTGTAATTACTAAATGGAATCATTACTTCTCCTGAATGATAATCGCATACTTGGTAGTATGATGTTGTTGGTAAAAATTTACTTATACCATATTGTGCCGTAGATGAGAATGTTTTTGTAGGATATAAATCTCTACCAACTACTCTCAACTTAGGTGTTGTATTTACTTTGTAATGTTTTTTAAAGTTTCTAATTCCAACTTTTATTTCTTCCGATGTTAATTCGGTCAATGAACCAGTTGAAAATGATACATCATCCCATCCTATTCTAACTTTTGGTTGATGTATTGTGTTTGTTTCTTTACTAAAGAACTTTAAGATTCCATAATCATTTGTATCTTCTTCAAATTCATTTGAATGCTTTACTATCAATCCTTCGTTTTGAATTGAACCACTTAACCAACTTTGGAAAATTGTAGTTATATCAGCATCAATATCTTCAGTCTTATATGTAAATGATTTAGAACTACTAAGATTAGAATGCCATACGCCACCTCTACCAGAAAAAGAACCAGTTGTGTTAGTAGCAAATACAATATTACCATCTACTACATTGTTTACCCATCTGAGTGATGAATCACCTTCTCTATAATTCCAAGTTACTCCAGCAGTTTCTATATTATCAAATCTAGTACCTTTACCCATTTCCCAACTTTGAGAAACTGGATATATGTTAATATCAAATTGTAATGGTACTTCTTCTGATTCAGTTTCCTTTAATATAAGTTTAGCTTCTTCAAATCCAACACTACCATTAGATAGTGATGATGAGAACCCATTAGTTTCAAATTTAAGAAGTGCTCTTGATACATCTTTAACTCCACCATAGTAAACCTTACTTACCTCTAATACCTCATCTAAACCAGCGTTTTGGTCAGGTTGTTGTAAGTAAACCGATGCATCTTTTGATGCTGTTAGAAAATAGTATGCCATTATTTTGCTCTTCCTTTTATATCCGAATCTGGAAATTTAATTTCAAAAACTGATGGGTCTAAAGATGGATATAAAATCTTATCTTTAATAGCCGCTTCTATATTGTATGTGTTTGGTGCATATTGACCACCACACTTATTTACAATTTTTAATTTAGGAACCGAACTAACTCCATCAACATTTGCTATAATCAATTCTAATTCAGAAATGTTAATTGTGTTATTAAATGTAAAACTATCTATGTTAAAATAATCTTTTAATTCTGATATGCATTCAGATAGTACTTCACTTTTATTATAATTCTTTAATGTTACCACTTCAAACTCCAAACCTATATTAATTATAAAACCATCATTGATGTTTATACCATCAGTTAAAATTTTATATTCGTTTAAATATGTTTTTAAGTTTTCTTTTATTGCTCTATTAAGAGTTGATAATTTTTTATTTGAATCATATCCTAATAGATAAAGATTAATAGCAAATGGATTATTCTTTTCGTTATCATTAGAAGTTTTACCAACTAAGAATTTTCTGATTTCATCTTGGATAAGTTGCTTATCAACCTCACCTGCTCCTTCTTCTCTATTTACAAACCCATCAACTAGCTCAGTAAACTCTCTAAGGACTTGTGGTGAAGCTAAAATAGATGAAGGTGAATTGTTATCCAATGTACCATCTGCCGTAGCATATGCTTTTGCAATAGCTCCAAACTTAGTTGGCATTGATAACGCTCTTATTTGATAATCCTTTGATGTTACTGCTCTATTTTGAGAACCAAAGTTTGCCAATGCATTTTGTCTAATCTCTTCAATAGTATCACCACCCTTACCACCAGTTGCAGGAACTTCGTTATCAATAGCTATTGAGTTTTTAGCTGCTCTATACAATCCTAATTGAACATTTGTAAATAAATCAATATCTTCTTCATATTCAACACCATTGATTTGTGTAATTGTTCCCTTTTTAACATTTGATTCAACACCACCACCAACTAAATACTTTACAGTCATAGTTGTATTGGATGGAGATGTTCCATATGTTTTTGTTTTCAAAAAGTTAGTTGGGTCAAATGATTCATTTAATTTACTAATTGAATTAGGTAATCCCAATCCTACATTTTTAAATGAAGGAATAATTGTTTCTTCACTAACTGTTGGGTCTCCACTACCAAATTGAATAGTTGTTGTACTATTTGGATTTACTTGTTTTACAAATCTACGAGATGTTTTAAGTGTATTTAAAATATATGGAGTTGTTGATTTAAATTGAAATAAATCAGGATCATTATTTTCAGTATTTGGATAATCGGTAAATACCAATTCTTGTGCTAAATAAGGAACTTCGTAAAATTTATTTGAATCAGAATCTCTTACATCATAGATATCTATAATATTAGTATCACCCAATTCAATACTTTGGAATTCTTTAAATGCAGCAAATGAAACTTCTTCTGTTTTTAATTCTGCCGATATTGCTTGTACTTGTTTTTTAACTAAGTAAAATGAAGCCTCTCCACTAACACCATCTCGTTGATATATTGTTATTTCTCTATCTCTTTCATCTGAAAAATCTACAACATCTTGTGTAATAAATTGTACACCATTTGTAGATTCACATCTCATACCTTCTTTTATTCTTAAAAAATAAGTTGAATCAAATGTGTTATCACCACCACTACCTATCGATGGTACTAATTGATAAACTGAAAGAGTTGTTACTGATGGTGCCGATACTTTTGGTTTATATCCTAAGTATTGTGAAAGTGCTATCACATTTTCAATATCATCTGCATGAACCATTAATGATTCTTTTAAAGTATCATCAACGTAATATGAAAGTGAATCACCCACATAAGATGCCATCTCAATAAACATCATACCAGGTGATGATTCGTTGAAATCAGAATATGTTTTTGGGAAGTACGTTTTAGCGAACTCGATTAGATTACCTCTAAACGCACTAAAATCTTTGTTAAGATATTTTATATCCTTACCTTTGTTCTTAAAGTTCTTTGATGTTTTTGTTATTGCCATATCGTATTATCCCTGTACTGTGAATGTTAGAGTTTCTAAATTAATATCATCTCCTATTCTAAATTTAATTGAAACGTTTATTTTGTTGTTATCTCTCAATTCATCAGTTGATTCAATATCAATCTCTTCAGCTGTAACATATGGTAACCATTGCTCTAAACTTTCGTTTATAGTATCTTCTATCTTACCTTCTAAATCATCTACATTTTGTTCAAACAATAATGATTGTAAACCACTACCAAATTCGGGTTGTATAATACGTTCCCCTCTTTTAGTAAGTAGAAGATTTTTAATATTTGATTTAATCTGGTCTTTGGTTTGAAAAGATTGCTCGAAGGTATTCTCACCAAATTGTAATGGTAACGTAACACCAATAGCATAACTTGCAAATGCTTTGGTATCTTTAACTATTCTTCTTCCTAACTCAACTGCCATAATTTATATTACATTCCTGGTCTCCAAGTACCATTGCTTTTTTTATCCATAGCTTTTATTAACTGAGAATTATCTCTATTTAAAACTCTATCCAATCCAGCTAGTCCAGTTGATACTCCCAATCCAGATTTAACTCCAGTTGGTTTCATATCACCATAACCCATTTTATCAGCTATACTTTGTGCTCCCAATGTATGAGTTGAGTTTGAATCAAACTCCATTGTTCTTTCAGAAACTTCAGTTGGTGCACCAGCATAAGCAGGTGGTTGTCTATCTAATACACTTCTAGATGTATTTTCACTTATACTAAGTGGCTGTGTTTGTTGTAATACCTTGTTTAACACCGGGTCTCTACTTAAAACTCTTTCTGTTTGGATTGGTCTTTCCTCAACATTATTATCCATAAATGTTGGTTGCTTTGGTGTAATAGCTTTTTTAAGTTGTTTGTTTTCTCTTAACAACTTTGCCATTTCTTTCTTTACACCTTCTTTGACTAGTGTAGGAAGAATCACTTTGATTTCCTCCTTAACTATTATTTGTATTGCTTTAACTAATTTTTCAGTATCCATTGTTGTAATGTTTTCCTTTCTATATAAATATTTGTTTTATTGTTTTTTGATTTTTATTCACACTTTGTTCCTCCCATTTCTAATTGTGATATGAAATCAGGTAGAATATTTTCCAATTCTTCATCAATTACATCATCTGGTATAGTCTCATTTATAACATCCTTTAATATTGGAGTACCTAATACATCTACATCGCTATCAACATATTGTGGAGCATTTGGTGTTAATGTAGAAACACTATCATCAACCACTTGTTCTAATACCGGCGGTTCACTACCATCTGAAGATGGAAAGTTAATATTTGGTATTGGTATATTTGGAGGTATTAAATATGCAGTCCATGATATAACTCCTGGTGATGGGATAGGTGATGGTGCCGATGGGTATAATGATGTTGTTTGTATAATCCCACCTACACTAAATAAATGTACCGTTGCTGCCAAAATAAACATATTAACCATTATCACTTGTTTTTTAGCAGGTTTTAATGGTGGATACATTGGCCAAGTACCTGGATTAGTTGCTATATTTGAATTAACTACTATGTTTTGTATTGTACCTGGTGCTGGAATTAATGGAATTGGAAATGGATTCATTTGTGCACCTACCCAATATGCCTTAACACCATTACCAAATTCATTTACCAATGAGAAGTTAACTCCAGGTGGAGTTGCTAACCCCTTTAGTAATGCAATTTGGAAAAGTGCTTTAGCTAAATCCTTATTACCTTTCTGAACCGATTCTAAATTTAATAAATCCTTTCCCCTCTTTACTACCGCATCATATTCATCTGCCCAAATAGTTGCAACCTCATTAATATTTAATGAAGGGTTATTAATTGGATTAGTTTTCCTTAATATATTTTTTTTAAATAGTGACCAAGACATTTTATGGAATTTTATCAATAACGTTATCAACCGCATCAGTTGCTGCACCCACAGCCCCATCTACTATATCACCCACATCGGGTAGTTCTGGTAGATTTGGTAGTTCTGGTATTGCTGGTATATTCGGTAATTCTGGTAATTCTGGTATTGGTGGTAGTTCCAATGAAGGAACTTTTGGTATCTTTGGTAATCCTTTTTTCAATTTAGGATTCTCTTCCAATTTCTTTTTTTTGAACTTAGGAAGTGGTGGTAATTTTGGTAATGATATCTTTGGAATCGTAGGTAACTTTGGTATCTCAGGTAACGCAGGTAATTCTGGTAACTCTGGTAACTCAGTTGGTATTGATGAAACAATATCACCAACGGCACCAGTTACATTATCAATTGCATCTGATGCTGCATCAGATACATCACCAATGGCTTCGTTTGCAGTATTACCTATATTATCCCCTAATCCCATATTATTTTAATTGTACTATTTGACTTAACATTGTATTCAACTTAGCCTTTAAAGATGCAAATTGAGCAACACTCGTTGGACCTGGTGCAGATGGACCTGATGGAGTAACATATATTTGTTGTACTACTAAATCTATAAATTCACCCAATAAATTAACCAACGTTTGTCCTTTTGGTGCTGGTTCTAACTCAAAAATATTAGTACTACCCAGTGAAATTGCACCACCACCACTACAAGTAATGATAAAATTTTTATTATTTTTAACATCAAAATAAATTGCTTCGTTTGATGTTACGTTTATACCCTTAGTAGTATCTATTGTAAAATAACCATCCGTAATAAACCCAGTATTACCCTTTGATGAGAATATCATTTCTGATGTTTTAGCCGAAAGTATAATTCTATCTGAACTAAGTAGAATTTGATTTCCCTTTAATTCACTTGGATAATCAAAAAAAGATTCCTTTGGATTAGTAGTGGGAAGAGTCCATTCTAATAATTTTTCTCCACTACCTAAGAATATAATGTTACTATCTTCATTTACGTTTTCCTCTACCAATACAGTATCATCCTTCTTCCTATTTTCAGGAGATTCACCACTTCTTATTGTTAATGTAGGGAAAAATTTATTCTCACTATTATTATATCCACTAAGTCTTATAGATTGACCAAACCTACTTTGAAACAATACATCACCCTCATATAATTTTAATTTATGAATACCTTCTTCTGCGGTAAAGTAATCACCATATCCATCAAAATCATTAACTTCGTTTGTATTTGAACGAGCTATACCAGTACTACTTACATTTGAATATCCTTCTGCTTTATTACCATCACCTGCTGCTGATTGTTCTTGGGTAAATAAAGTAGATATTGAATTTTCATTATTGGATGTGTTTGGTGATAATCCTTTTGATATTTGTGTATATACATAACCACTTCCTAATTTTTGTATAAATACAGTTTGGTTTCTAATCGGTAGTATTGTTACAGTAGAATCTAATGGTTTAGCTATCAATAAACTGTCACCAGTGATATCATTTAATAATCTACATTCAATTGAACCAACATCTGCTATATTTACATCTCCGGATTTTATTAATGGATGATTTTCATCTAATATAACAGAATATACTATTGCTAAATCATCAGAAGATTTATTAACAACAGTTGATGCTACCTGTTTAGCTACATTCCAAATTAAATTTCCACCAAAAAAACTCATATTAACTTTCTATTTTTTGCTTAACCTCTTCAATATCGTTTTGAATATCATCAATCTTTGAAACCTCATCTTGAATTTGCTCAACTTCAGATAGAAGTTGCTCTCTTTCCTTATCGGTAAGAAACCCAGTATCCCCATCGTTCTTCTGACTTGATGCTACAATTCTTTGTGCGATTGTTGCTAGTTTAACTAATTGGTCATCGTTACGAACTGAGGTATCAATTAAGTCTTTTATGACTGGACCCATAAGTGCCATATCACCTTTATGACTAATCATTTTTCTCATTTCAAAAATTACTTCTGAAATGTGTTTCTTTTTATTTATCTGATTGTTGTATATATCCTCAAATAAACCACTAAGGTTTTTACCTGGGAATAATTCGAAATCTGTTGACATACTTATATAGATTATTATTCTATATATAAATATCAATAAAGAAAAAAGTAATTTTTATTTGTACTTAGAGTAGAGTTGCTTTAATAAGAAAAGAATTCATCCTCATCATTGTTATCAGATATTTCACCATGGTCTAAATATTCATTTAACATTTTCTTTTGGTGAGTTTTCATAACATTAACTACTTTTGTAATGTAATGTGTTTTACAATCTGTCATTTCTCTGATAAGAAGGTATAAGTGTTTTTTATTGAAGTTTTCTATATACTGACTTCTTCTGAATAGTTCTAAAATAGCATCTGCTATTTGAATATCTCTCTTTTTATTAAAAACTTTTGTTAAGTTCTTATCCCAATAAGCCAGCATTAGTTCTTTGAACTCATCAAACTCATGACCCTTTTGTTCATGATAGAAATCATTTTCAGGATTCCAAGTTTCGGGCATCTGAGAAAGTAGTGCCGTTTTCTTATAACGTTTATAGTTTCCGTTATTTTGTAAGATTAAGTGATTCTTAGCTACAATTGAAAAATATGAGAATGCTCTACCCTTATCAGGTTTAAACATATGAATCTTTTGTACCAATACCGATACCGTTTCTTTTTTAACATCTTCCTTAGATACATCAAAGTATGAAAACTTAAATGTATTTAGAATATTTTCTGCTAACTTTTCAAATGGAAATTGTATTCTATCCTTATATATTTGGTTTCTCTCCTTTGGGTCAGTACTAGCATTATATTCAATGATAGCATCTTGAGCAGGTGTACCGAAATATATTTTTGATTTCTTTTTTCTAGGTCTAGGCATATTTTTTATAAATTATTTTTATACTTTTCAATAGTATCTTTTAACTCTTTGAAAACCACACCAACTTCATCATCTGATTCAAATGAACCTTTGATATCAAGTTCTTTCATCTCCTGCATCATATTTTCTAAAGTACCAATGGATAATTCATTTAGATTATCCATATCGTTAGCAATTGTTTCTATTTGTCTAACCAACTGAGTACCTCTGATAATAAAAAATATATTGGATATTACTAAAACTCCAATTACTATGTATAAATAAATTTCTTCCATTTTGATATTATATTTTACTAATATACGAAAAAAAGTTCAACTTTCCAAATTAAGCTTCACCTTTTTTTCCATAGTAAGGAAATAATCCTATTTCGGACTCTTCTTCTTCTTCTTTTATTTCCTGTATTTCGTTACTAAACTCTTTTATTTTTTCAATAAGTTTTTTATCGAAAAGGTCTCCATCAATTAATTCTTCATCAATAAGTTCTTCAACCATAGTTTCTAATATTATTTCTAAAGTTTTTAACTTTTGTTCCAATATGTAAAGTCGTGTCATATGTTATATAGCTAAAGAACCAGTTGTTACATTTAGTGAATGTAAGAATTCTTTAAAATCTTTATCCGATGGAGTTTCGTAATCCAACTCTCCAAATGCTTTAGTGATTGAATTATTATGATATCCCATTGATGATGCCATTCGAACACACATAATTTTAAACTCATGTATGTTCATGTCATCTGGTACATCGAATGATATGTTTATAGCCTCTCTATTTGTAGGTTCTTCTGATTTGTATGATAATACTCCCATTATACTAATTGATATCCTTTATCTAAAAGAGGTTGTGCTTTTTTGTATTTAACAAATTCCATTTCTCCTTCAGGTGATTGTAACATTACTCTTTCGTTTCTACCAGGTTTCTTTTCTGCTTTAAGTTGTGTACTATATCTTCTAATCGGAGAATTAATACTAACACCATCAATAGAATCAATTAAACGTTGTGCGGTAATACATTCAAATAATCCCAAGTCATTCATATATTCTTCTTGGTCTTTCCATTCTTTTTTATCCGATGAGAATTCTACTACACCTAAGTTATCAGTATCTATTTTAAACCATTGATGTCTAGCAGTTTTTCTAATCTTTTGTTTACCATCCAGTTCTTTTTCAAAATAAACAACCATCTCTTTAGAGGTTTCGATAACTTTTGGGTTTACTAATGTTAATTCATCATACTCTCCACCAAACTTAATAGTAACAATACGTTTATCCATTCCAACATCAGATGCATTTACAGCATATTCGTTTTCTAATTTAGATATCTTTTCTTTATATTCGTTTAACTCTTCATTTGTAACGGGAGTTTTTTCAATTCTCTTTACTATCATAGTATTTTTTTATTTCGTTTGTTAAATAATCAATCGATTCTGAGCTACCTATATATGCTCCATGTTTTGCGTAAAATGGAATCCACATATCTTTGTTAGCTTCGATTCGTTTTTTTAATTCGTATCTCTCTGGTAATTGAGCCTTAATATAACTCATCTAATAAATCTTCTGGTGTTTCTCTATAAACTCTATAACTATCTTCATCAAAGTGTTCAGTAGAAACCTCAAATACAATTGAGTTATCTTCCAATGCAATTAATTGATGAGGTAATCCTCTATCGATTAAAACACTATCTCCCTTTTCCAAAGTCTTGCCTTCTAACTTTCCATCTTCTACATTCAACCAATTAAATTGGAATCTACCTTCTTGTACATACCAACTTTCTTTTTTCTTAATATGGTAGTGCATTGAGAATCTATTTCTATCCTTTGTGAATACCAATAGCTTACCGCAGTACTCATTATCATTATGAATCCATAGTTCATATCCCCATTTCTTTTCAACTCTCTTAGGAGTTGTAATATCTATATCTATAATCATATTGTATAACTTTGTGTGTTTAATAATCCACTATATTCACATACATTAAATTTTGCCATATGTGGTATAATTGCAAGTTCTTTTGCTTTTGCTTCTACCATTACATCAACATCCATTCCATATAGTTTAGGAAGTTTGTTAATGTAATCCGAATGTGCTTGTTCTTTAATTTTTACATTCTCTTCATGTAATCTTTTAGATTCCGAATAATGAACAATTGGTTTAATATTTTCTGGCCAAGTTGTAATTGCCAACTTCAATGCCTCTTCTTCGGTTAATCCACCTGTACAAAATTGGTGATGATGGTAATCGAATACAATTGGAATACCAATTTGTTCGTTTAGATACATCAAATCTTTTACTGAATACATTGATGCTTTATCATCGTTCTCAACTGTTAATCTACTTCGTACTGATTTTGATAGTCTTTTGAAGTTTTCACAAAATCGTTTCATAGCCGAATCCTTATCTCCATAAACTCCATTACAATGAATATTGATTTTATTATAATGCGATTGTTCTAATCCCATTAAATCAAATATCTTAGCATGTAACTCCAAATCTTTAATTGTGTTTTCTACAACATGTGGTCTTGGTGAAACTAATACATTGAAAGGACCGGGATGTGAAGTAATCCTAATACCATTTTTCTTAGCGTAATTACCACAAGCCATCAATATAGTTTTGATTCTTGCGTAGTGTGGTGATTTCTCTATCTCATATTCAGAACCCCAAGGAAACATTTCAGAGGATAATCTGAATAGTTTTACTCCATTCTCATTATTCCATTCTAAAATTCTATATAAATCTCTAGCGTTTTGTAATCCCAGTTCCGTTGCATATTCAACACCCCTTTCTAAGAATGTTCGTTTAATCATTGAACGATTTGTTGTTACTTTTGGTTTTTGACCCGATAGAGTCATATTAATACAAGCGTATCCTAAATTCATTTCGTTAGATTTATCAGTTGTTATATAACAAATATACGAAAAAAATATTTAAAAACCAAATTTATTTCAATAAGTTTTTGAATCGAAGTTATCAGGATAGTTTGTATCCTTTTGGTTTTTGATATAGGTTAACCAATAGTTAACTGCGTTTTGATTATTAATCCATTTACTTCTATCTCCCCAATTGAAATTAGGCCTTGCATAAAATGGTCTTTCATTCAGTACATATTGTGCTCTACGAGATGATGAAGGAACTACCTCATCAATTAACCCATCACCAGTATTATCGTATCCATCAATAGTACCATCATTATCAATATCAATCCCTCTACGAGATATATCTTTTTTTAAATTAGATAATGGATTTACAAATTCTTTATATGAATTAACAGCTTCTACTAATTCTTCGGTTGGTGGTGGTGGATTTTCATTTGATTCGATAATAGTTTCAACATCATCACTATCATCATTTGGCTCCTCACCATATAACTCCCTATTAGTAACTATCTTTTCTTTATCATCAATTCCTCTATCAACTTTTAATGCGTTGTTAAAAGCGATTACTAATGCTACTGCAAGTGGGTCAAATACAAAGATAATGATTAGTATAAACCAATTGATAATAACATCCATAGGTCTATCTAATAACCCACTAAGGTATTCTAAAGGTCCTAATTCAGATGATACACCTTCCGATGATTCTACATCTAATATTTTTAATTGAATTGTTTGTAGTGAATCTGCCGCTACTTCTCTTTTGGACTGAACACCTTTACGATTTTGTTCTTCAACTTCGATACGTTTTTGAGAAATCCTAAGTTCGGAAGTAGAGATGGTTGTTCTAATGCCCCCAACCACCGAGGTGTCTCGTACTTGGATTGATTGAGATTTCGCATTAGAAAGAGTACTAATGTTAGTACTAATTCTTTTAAGTTCGTCATCATATCTTATTACATCATCACCCCAAAACTTTTCTTTTTGTTGTAGGAATGCTAATTGTTTTTCTTTTATACTGAATTGATTAAATGTATCTTGAAATGCCGATGTTAAAAATCCATAGATACCTAATGATGTTATTAGAATTAAAATAAG